AACGAAAACGGGATTTCCGCAGCTTCAATATTTGGAAGCGCACCGCATCGGGCAAACGAACTACGACAATGACGACCGCGTGCAGGAAGGAAAATATAAAGGGCTGAAAATCAAGTCCGGCATTATTTATAATGAATACGGGCGCGAGGTTGCGTATCGCGTGCTTGACGAAGACGGCGAGAATTGGCGCGACGTATCCGCACGCGACATGGTTCACATTACCGATCCGGACTGGTTTAGCCAAGGGCGCGGCGTTCCGACGATTGCCGCCGGTATGCTCGATTGGTATGACTTGGCCGAGGTTCGCGACTTTGAAAAGATCGCGCAAAAAGTGAACGCCGCGTTGACGCTCAAAGAAAAGAACGAAACCGGGCGAGCCGACGTTGCCAACCAACTCGTGAACCGTCAAGGCGGGGCGACGAATGCGCCGTTCCAATCTGAGCTAATCAACGGCGGAATGATTCGCTATCTGAAAAACAGCGCATCGCTTGAGGCGCACGAATCAAACCGGCCGAGTGAAGGATTTTTAAAGTTCTCGGACAAGATCGAGGCAAGCGCGTTCCTCGCACTGCGCTGGCGCCGTGAAATGCTGGACTCTTCCGCCGTGGGCGGTGCCGGCGTCCGGGCATTCCAGCGCGATATTAACGACGCGATTTGCGACCGCGTGGATGTGATTACAGCTTACCGCAAGCGCATTGCGCTCTACGTTATTGCCAAGCGTGCAAAGCAAGGTGTTTACACGCTTCCCGAAGACTGGATGAAGTGCAGCTTCACGAAGCCGCGCGAGTTTACAGTCGACGACGGTAACAGCCGCAAGGCGGACCGCGAAGATTTGCGTGCTGGGCTTGCATCCGAAAACGATATTCTAGCGCGTCGCGGATATGATCCGATCGAATACGTCGCCAAGCGTGCCAAGTTCCTTGCCAAGCGCGACGAAATCGCCAAGGCCGCAGGAATCGACCCTGTCCGACTTGGCACATCGCTTCTTCCCGGCGACATTCCGCCGGATTCTGACAACGACGAAAACCCACAAAACTTGACACAATAACCCTACCTAACTATGAGCACTCAAAACAAATGGTTCGATATGAGCCGACCACAAAACGCGGAGGGCGAACCGTCCACCGAGGCTGAAATCTCAATCTACGACCAGATCGGCGGATGGGGCGTAACGGCCAACGACTTCATTGACCAACTCAAAGAGCTTGGCGACGTTGAAACGATCAACTTGCGCATCGCATCCGGCGGCGGATCCATTGTTGAAGGCAATACAATTTTCAACGCATTGAAACGACACGGCGCCAAGGTTGTTACACACATCGACTCGCTCGCCGCTTCGATGGCGTCCGTGATTGCAATGGCCGGCGACGAAATCCGCATGGCCGAGAATGCGCTCTTAATGATTCACAACCCGTGGACAATGAGCATGGGCGGCGCGGAGCAACTTCGCAAAGACGCCGATTTGCTCGACAAGATGGAAACCAATATTCGCGCAAGCTACGGACGCTCTAATTTGAGCGCCGAGGAGCTTGACGGCGCAATGGAAGCCGAGACTTATTACACGGCGGCCGAAGCACTTGAGCTTGGATTTATTGACCAGATCGAAGGTGCCAACCTTGCCGCCGCTTCTATCGGCGACATGGAAACGCTCAAAGACTTCGAATCAATCCCACAAGCGAAGATCGACGCGATCAAGATAGAATGCCAAGCAAAGCAGATTGAAGTGTTGCAAGCGCGCATCGAAGAACGTGACGGCGAGCTTGAATGCCGCGACCAGCAATTGCTAATCGCAACAACAGCACTTACCAAGGTCAATGAAGCACATACGAAGTTGATCGAAGACCACGCCGACGCACTTGCCAAGGCGACCGAGCACACTGCGCAGCAGGTTGCAGACAAGGCCGCCGAGTTGCTTGCCGAGTCCGGCACGCCGCCAATTCAAACCGAACCAGAAGCACACAAGGGCGAAGAAGGCTCCAACGGCAAAATGACCGAAGAACAATTCTGGGCTGAATATCGCGACTTTGACAAGCGCGGCGATTACGAAGGCAAGAACACATTTTACGAAGAGAACAAACACGTTCTCGGACAATAATCACCCAACCCAATAACCAAAACACAGCATGGCTAATACTATCGCAGGCGTTAATCTCGCCGAAATTGCTCAGGAAAGCTTGAACGGTCTTCAGACCCTTTTTGCTCCATTGAGCGCACTTACAACCGACTTCTCCAACGATATTCGTAACGCTGGCGAGTCCGTAACTACTCGTTATCCTACCAAACCGACCGCCGCCAATATGTCGAGCGGATACAAGACAGCCGCCGCAGACGTTGCGATGACTGCCGCAACTATCACACTGGACACGCACTACGGCTTTACTTACGGCTTTACCGACGTGGAGCGCAGCAAGTCGAGCATCAACCTTAACAACCTTTTTATCCAGCCGGCATTGCAGGCACTTGGTGATAAGGTATTCGGCGATGTTTGGAACTTGATTACAGCGGCCAACTTCGCAACTAGCTCGACAATCACAGCGGCCAACTTCGACCGTGACGACCTTGTTGACCTTGGCGCGACCTTGACCGAAACGAAGAAGGCGAGCCAAATGGATCGCGCAATCTTTATGAATCCAACCTATTACGCTTCGCTTGTTAAGACTCTTAACAGCGCAGAGTTCCCGGGCATGGGTTCCGACAAGGCCGAAGCCAACGTGCCTCGCGTCGCTAAGTTCGACAGCTACGAAACCGACATTGCCGACGCAAACGGCGAAAACCTCGCAGCGTTCGCCTTCCAAAAGAACTCGCTTCTCATGGCAGGCCGCACAGTTGACGCGGAGATGGCTCGCGAAGCGGGCATCGAAGTTGAAACAGTCGTGATTCCCGGACTTGGCTTGCCGGTTCAGTTCCGCCGTTGGTATGACTCCGAGGGCGTGCTCTACTACAACTGCAACCTTCTTTACGGAGTTGCAAAGGGCGTTGACTACGGCGTTCGCGTAACAACCGCATAACCTTAACTGGAGCGGCGCATTTCGGTGCGCCGCTCTTTTAACCTTTTCATTTTTCCTATGTTCAAACCATCGCTCACAATTCACAAATCGCCGAAAGGCAAGCTTTCCGTTCTCTCGCTTTCCGAAGATGCTGACGATGCTGTAAAGGCATATGTCGAGTGCACCGAAGAAGGCGAAATCCAATTAGTCGTTCGCGGCCAATTACAGAAGCAGAAGAAGATCGACGCACCAGCCGAGAAGCCGAAGAAAAAGGCAAAGGCGGCTAAATAGTTTTTTCTTACCCCTAGCACACCACCCCAACCATCGCGGCTCGCTCAATATCGAGCGGGCCGCACTTATTTTCAGACATGAGTTTCTTTGATGACATTGACGCAGGCATAAACGAGGCCGTTTCAACGATGGGCGAATCGTTTACATTATCGAACCACGCCGGGACGTTTAACGGCGTCTTTCGCGGCGAGACTTCGCCGACCGAGTTTGACAAGATTCAAGGATACGAAACCGAGACGACCGACTCGCTGACTGTCAGCAAGTCGCTATTCACGCCGGGCGCGCCGCCAATGGTCAACGAGTTGCTTACAAAAGCAAGCGGCACGCTCTGGACAATTACACGCATCGAGTCGGGCGACGAGTCGGCGTGGGACATTGAGCTTTGCAAACGCGATGAGTAAAAACTTTTCAGTCGATGATACGCTATTTAGGGCGCAAGCCAAAAAGCTGGTCAAGCAACTCAAACTCGACGAAACGAAGTTTGTGCGCGAGCAGGCTGGAATGTTGGCGCAGAATTTCGCAAGCATCACACCTCCATTTGTTTCATACTCGAAACCTAAGCTCAATTACGGAACAAAAAAAGACATTGCAAAGGGAAAAGAAGCGACACGCGCTGGATTCTATTCGGTCGTAAAGATGATGACCATCGATGGTCAGAACTGGAAAGATAAAAACATCAGATCAGCCATTGAACGTGGTGATATGAATTACGTCGAGCAGCGTTTAAAGCACTTCAAACGATCAAAGAAGCGAGACATGAAGGTTCGCCAATATAGCGACAACCGACGCAATAAACAACGAAACTCGCGAGGCAGAGCATACCGAGACGCAACGCCATTTGTAACTCTGAGCCGATCAGATGCAGAGTCGGGGCTTGCACGCGCAATGGATCGCGTAGGAATGGCAAAGGCTTCATTTGCAAGAGCCGCGCAACGGTTAGGGCGCAAAAAGCCAATCAAGGATATTTTCAAGCATTTTAGCAAGGTTCACGCAGTGGTGACTGTAACTCGCAATCCATCAGTTGCAACTTTTACGGTTTCTTCTCACGGACTAGATCAAGCGGTTCGACGAGAAAAAGAGGTAACATCTATTCGCCTTGAATCAATGGTAAAACGACTAAAGCAAATCATCAAAGCCGACGCAAAAAAGGCAGGATTCAAAACACGATAAAACTTTATGGACACAATCAACTACGACTTTGAAAGCGCACTTGAAACGGGCTTTAAAACACTATTCGACGCCGCAGGGCTGGCGCTGCGCGTCGCAGACGACGCCGACGAGGGCGAGTTGCCAGACGAGTGCATAACGCTTGAAATCGACGCAGGCGGCCCGATCAGCGACGAGCATCAAAACGCGGACGGCATTTACGACAACTACGCCGGCACGATTGCGGTCGAGGTTCAGACGCCGCGCGTGGCGAACGATCAAACCGCGACAAGCGGCAGTTTCCGTTCGCGGCATCGTGAGCTTGTGGCAACCACGCGCAAAACGCTTGAGGAAATCGACGCGGCGGCGTTGGCGTTGCATTGGCCGGGCGCATTGTCGCCGACGAAGATCACGCCGACAGGCACCGACCGCGAAAACGATAAAGATTCTCGAATGACAACTCTAAACTACGCGATGCAATTCCGAATCGCGTAAAACTTGACACATCCACCCTTAACAAATCCAACCCAAATAAACTATGGCTCTACCATCCACCACACCAGCAAACTTCCCGCAAGGACTCGACGTTGTTACAATTGACTCCGTCGATTACATCGCGGACTCAATCGACATTGAAAGCGAAACAACTCGCGGCATCAATCGCACGGACGAAAACGGCGATTGGGCCGAACAGCAGACGCGCGCGTCGAGCGATCCGATCGAAGGCACAATGACGTTGCAAAAAGCGACGACCACAACCGCATTCCCGGAATCCGGGCAAGAGTTCACGCACGATTACGACGCGAGCGGCACAGCGTCGACTCTGCGCGTTCTCAACGTCAAAGCAAACCGTTCCAAGGACGAGGCTGACGTGTTTGAAATCGGCGTCCTCGTTGTCACCTATCAAGGCTAATGGCCGATCTAGTTGACATTACTTTACTCGCTCCGCATCGCGTTCTCGGCAAATCGCAAGCCGAGGACGCGCAATGCGCGATTCATAAAGGCGTCGCCGACGATCTAATCCAACGAGGAATTGCAAAACTTACGAATGAGCCTGCCGAAGACAACAGCGACAGCGACGGCGGCGAGTGAATACGCAGCAGTTCGCAGAGAGATTGAGCGCGACCGATTGCACGCATGGTCGAGCGCGCCGACGTTTACAATTGGAGACGTAGAGGTGGCGCCGGTTTCGCTGCGTTCGATGATTGATTTGGAATTGTCGGGCAACGCATTCATCGTTGGCGGCGATCCGACGGAGGGCGACATTGCCGCTTATATTTGGCGACATCATGCCGACTTCGGCAACGAGTCGAAACGCAAGGCATTTGTAAAGCGCATCGCGGAATCAAAGCACGCCGATATAATGATTGCCGACATATTTGACCACTACGGCTCGGCGATGGAAGATTCGCCGGCTTCGTCGCAGTTCGGCGGCACGGCGATTGATAACCGCTTGCCGCCGATCCCGGCAATCGCATCCGTTTGCCATGAATACGGCGCCACGTTCGGCGTCGATCCGCGCGATGTTGCAGACATCGACTTGCGCATCGTCTTTCAATCTTGCCGGGCAATCCGGATTCAATCGGGCGCAAAGTATTCAGAGCCGAAGCGACTACGCGCGGCTAAATCAGAATTTCTAAAAACACAACATGGCTAAAACTTCCATCACGGCAAAACTCGGACTCGATACGACCGCATTCCAACGCGGGCTGGCGAAGTCGCAGAGGGGGATCAAAAACTTCGCAAAGAGTGCAACGGCGTCATTTGTGCGCATGGGCGCCGCGTTCGCTGGCATTGGACTTGTCAAAAGTATAGTCGGACTCGGCCTTGCCGCAGGCGAAACGGCGAGCAAGTTTAATGCGGTATTTGGCCCGGCGGCGGATTCGATGAATGAGAAAGTCAAGGAACTCCGCAAGACGATTCCGGCGACCACGGCAGAAATGCAGAATGCACTTTCTACGTTTGCGGCTATGGCAAAGGGCTTTGGATTGAACACTGAGGCCGCTAATATTTTTTCCGTCGAAATGGTGAAGATCGCCGGAGACATTGCTAGTTTCCATGACCTACCAATCGAAGAAGCATTCGGGAAAATACGGAGCGCAGTCAGTGGAGAGTTTGAACCATTAAAACAGCTTGGCATTGTCATCAATGAGGCGCGGTTGAAGCAGGAGGGGCTAAACCTTGCCATATGGGACGGAACGGGGCAAATGAGTGCAGCACAGAAGGCGCTTGCCGTGCAGTCAATTATGATTCGCGACATGGGCGACGCGAACGGCGACGCTGCGAT